ATTTTGATGAATCCAGTCAGGGTCATGCGCAATATGTTCGTCTTGCGGGCGAAATACTACCGCATGAGTGACAAGGGCCAACGCATGTACCTCCGCGCCAAGGCGCTTTCGTATTTGTACAATTTGCCGGCTTCCCCGATCATTTCCGCCATGTGCCATGCCGTGCTCAAAGAGACAAAATCCCTCAATCCAGTGAGCATGTTCGCCGAGTTGGACGGATGGCACTCACAGTCAGCGTCTCTGGGTCACCAGACGCACGTTTGGAGGTCCAAGCGCCCCATCGCGGACAGCGTGCGTCTCAGGTGTGAAGAGCTGTTCGGGATCCCCGTGGACAGGCAACTGGAGATCGAGTCCTGCTTCGAGCGCGGCCCGCCGTACAGGATCTCCTCTGAGGGCCTCGTTGATGAGGATCTCGTCGCCCTCTTCGGTTCGTTGTTGGGATCTGGCAGTGGCTGCCCTGCCCCGAAGGTCCGCGTGTCCGAGCCGTGGCTTGTTGAGGTCCTGAGCAAGAAGAAGCTTGGTTCGCTAGCTGATCTCCCCCAGAGTCAGCCCATCACAATCAGCTACGCTACTACCGCATTCCAGGGCTCCATGGGCGCTCCGATTCCGCTGGGGGGTGAAACTATGGTCAACTACTTCGCCATTGCGTCCAAGCTCGCCGAATCCATGCGAAGTGTCGTCCGTTTCCGCCTTTTCTCAGCGGGGTCTCCCCTTTTGGCGTGTCTTCCAGCCGCTGCGACTGTGAGGGCTTTGTTCTTTCAATTCTTTTCGATCGCCGTGCCAGAGGAGAGTGTCAAAGGTTGCAGTTTCGCAAGATCCGTGCTCTTCGGTGGGATTGAGGCCTTGATGAAGCTCAACTCACTCGTCTGGACGAAGAGGCAGCGAAGATTCGGGGCGTTGTGCTCGATCGTCATGCACCCCCTGTTCGGTCTCATCAACAAGATTTCCAAGGTTTTCTTCTGTCGCATCTTGACAGACAGGGCCCGGGCCTCTAGAGCCGCGATCATTTTCACCGCTGCGATCCATGCTTGGTACAACGTGTACTGCTGCAATGCCATGGCGCGTTTCGGTTGTCCCACCGACGACACCGTCCCCGTCCCAATCCCGTTCTCTGCAGACATCGCGTCCCTGCTCCCAGGCCTTTTTCGGAGTCTCGCTTTTCGTGAGCGTTTGAGTCGCGTGTGTTTATCAGACCACGCCATCGATCTGCGGTCAATTTGTGAGGAAGGAGTGGTTTTGACCCCCCCCTCGGGATTCGCTTGTCAGGCAGTCGATTCGGTTAGGACTCACCCCAACAAAACTCACACGGACATCCCGGAATTGTCAGTCACTTTTGTGCGCAATCAACCACCAACCAAATCAAACAACAGACCTCAGAAGAGGTCAAAATCAGCAGGCGGGCGCCGCGTGCCCCCTGTGCGGTTCTACTCGATCGCTGAAAGTCGAGAGTCCCAGAGTCGACAACCCCGAGCGGCCATCCAAGCCAGCCTGTCCCGTGCTCTTGTTCCCAGGCCCGCTCCAACTCAGTACGGCAGGCAGAAAAAGAATCAGGAAAAAGTGCCGCAGACTCGGTCAGCTGTTGTGCGTCCCGACCCGGTCCGAGAGCATCACCTCCGCCATATCCGCGCTTTCGTCAACCCTCTTGCGGTTTGGAATCCGAGTAGCTATGGGCGACTCCCCCGTGCCTGCATCGTCATGCGTTTCACGCGCACAGTCACCCTCCCCCTCGTCAACGGCAACGTCATCTACGTGCATGACGGAGCCTTTTGGGGCAACCATGCCAATGGACCAGACAGTCTCGTTTACTGGAATCTTGCCTACGGCTCAGCCATGGCCGCAGCAGGTTTTGCCACCGAGTTCCCCTACATGCAAAACCCTTTCCAGACCGCTGTCTTCTCTAATGACACGCCGACCGCTCCTGGCTACACGGCAGAGACGGCAATCATCGGACCAGGTGTGATGGACATTGAGATCATTCGGGGCGACATGCTCAAGTCGTACCCCGAAGTCAAGATCTCCACCTCGGTCTCCAACGGGTGCACCGGGTCGCTGAACGACCCCGCTGCAGACGACACTTTCAATGGGCTGGGAGGCTTCCCGGTCAAGTACAGCTCCAACCGATGTTCCCGTCCTGTCGACCCGACGGCGACCATTGGCAATACGCACCCAGACCACAACCCCCACTTCCAGAGCCACTACTCCATTGTGTTGCCCACTTACATCGATCTCGAGGGAACACAGGACTACATCGCATTTGCCAACGGTGGAGCCACCCTCCCTGACGCCCTGGCCAAAACACCGGGCATAGTCATCAACAACAACACCGGGGGCACAATGCAGGTGGTCGTCAAGGTTGTCCGAAGCATGGCTATTCCCGTCACCGGTGATTATGTCTCGGCCGGGGGGAAAGTTGATCAAGAAACCCCTCTCCGTTCGCCTCAGTACCTCAGTTATGTGGACGGGGCAGGCAATGGCATGACCAAGAATGAGGCGCGTTACTCATGTGTCAAGTCCACTCTCCAGGCCCTGTCCCAGACTCCGGCTGCAGCGCTCATCAAGGACCGCAGTGTTGGTGCAGTAGCAGCCGCCCACATCGAGTCGGAGCCAGGGGAACAGAGGATCCTCGGGGATGCCGCTGGTGTCGGGGGCATCATCGCCGCAGGTTACACACTCAAGAAGCCGATTGCCGACTTCGTATCGCGCAATGTCGGAGGAGCAGGCGAAGCCTTGGATCGCGCTGCCACGAATGTTACACGGCAGGCGACACGCAGTTTGTTGTCCCGTGCCGAGTCGTGGTTCGGCACAGCGCTTTCAGATGCCGCTCCGATTGTGGAGGAGGTAGGTGAGGGTGCACTCGCGATTGTGTGATCCCTGCCACCTCGTGTTGTCCCTCTACCCCCCTCTCTTTCCAATCATGTTGGTTTTGCATGGTAGTTTGTGCCTCTCTCATGGCACCGGGCTAAGATTTGACGTGCCCAGCACCTCGTGGGGTTACACGAGCTGCGCGAAGAACAATCAGAAGTTGGCGCGTTG